GCCATTTAAGTATCTGACTAAAGAAGTAGAAAAACACATCTATGAGTTTCTTCTTGCGTATGGGTATAACGAGTTTATTGCCAGAAATATTAAAATATCTCAAATGTGGTTTAACATTGGAGAGAAAGGAAATTATCTTTTCCCCCATACTCATCCAGGAAGTTTTATTTCGGGTGCTTTTTATGTTCAAACCAATGAAGAAAATTGGTTACAGTTTTATGATCCTAATAAATTTAGTGCAGTAGCACAACCAGATAATGTTAATGATTTTTCCACTAACATGTATCCAATAAAATGTGAAGATAATAGACTACTGTTATTTCATTCCAATTTACATCATGATACCATTGAGCAAAAATGTGACCGACATAAGATTGTAATTTCATTTAATACTACAGCAATGTTCTGGAAAACTGGCGAAGGAGTATAGGTTATAAATACCTTTAGGAAACTAGGGTATTTTTTTATTCATGGCACGACCCTCAACACGCCAGGAGTTAATTGACTACTGCTTAAGGAAATTAGGTTTTCCCGTCCTAGAGATTAATGTAGATGATGATCAGATTGAGGATCTCATGGACGATGCTATTCAATTCTTCCAAGAGCGTCATTTTGATGGAAGCATCAAAACATTTTTAAAAGTAGAAATTACTAAACAAATGATTACTGACGCGAAAGCGAGCAGTACAATTGCTGGTACTGATTTTAAGGAGCAAAATAATTATATTACTGTTCCCGAGCATGTGCTTGGTGTAACGCAAGTCTATGCTTATGACAATAGTTCATCAGCGACATCAGGAAATATTTTTAGTATGAAGTATCAGTTGTTTCTAAATGATTTCTATAACTTTGGTTCAATGGAAATCTTGAACTACTATATGGTTAAGCAGTATCTGGAAACTCTTGATTTTGTTATTGGTAACTTCAAACCAATTAGATTTAATAAGAGAGAAAATAAATTATACATTGATACTGACTGGGGTAATATTACTGCAGGACAACATTTAATTCTTGACTGCTATAGAATGATTGATCCTAATAATGCAGTAGAAATTTATAATGATGTATGGTTAAAGAGATATCTTACCGCTCTGATCAAACGTCAGTGGGGTCAGAATCTAATTAAATTCAAGAACGTATCACTTCCTGGTGGTACAACTTTGAATGGTAGAGAGTTCTATGAAGATGCACAAGAAGAAATTGAAACCATTCTTGGTGAATTTAAATTAGCAGCAGAGTTACCACCACTAGATATGATTGGGTAAGATGAAAAATTTATATTTCACACAAGGAACAAAAGGTGAGCAAGGTCTTGTTCAGGATCTTGTAGACGAACAGATCAAAATGTATGGTCTGGAATGTTATTACATTCCTCGTCAAATCCATGAGGATAAATTATGGAATGACATCTACTACTCGCAGTTTAAGGATAGTTATCTTATTGAGATGTATCTTGAAAGCTTTGATCAGTTTGGTGGTAATGGAGACATGCTATCAAAGTTTGGTATGAGAGTTACTGACGAGATTCAACTTACAGTATCAAGGAGACGTTGGAAAGATTTTGTAGATGTCTCTACTAATAAAATTGTATCTGGAAGACCTAATGATGGTGACCTTATTTGGTTTCCACTAAACGAGACAGTATTTGAAATCAAATATGTAGAAAATCAAAAACCTTTCTATCAACTAGGAAGTCTATATACATATACCATGACATGTGAAGTCTTTGAGTACGGTGACAGTATCTTTGATACTGGTGTGCCAACAATTGATAATACTGAAATGGAATCTGGAGTATATCCAATTCTACTCAGTCTTGGTGGTTCTGGTAACTTTACCCAAGATGAAAAAATTATTGGAACTAGATTTGATGCTGCTGCAACTACGGTAGCTAATGCTCAAGGACAATTAGGTGCTATTACTATCACCAGTGCGGGTGGTAAATATACTACACCTCCTACTGCCTTCTGGTATTCGCCAACTAATAGTTTGATTGGTAATTCAACAACTGAACTTACTAATGGTGTCATCAGTAGAGTTAACTCACCAACAACTCCATACATTTATGGGGATGTTGAATATGATGACATTGGTCAAATTACAAATATCACAGGTTGGAATCCAACTATTGTAATTGAATCCTCTCCAGGTAATACCGTTGGTAAAGTTGCTGAGTTTGATCCTGACACAAGGATTTTGAAAGCAGCATATATGAACGGAACTTTTGATATTAATGAGCAGATCTGTGGTGAGGATTCTGGTGCTAAGTGGGTTGTAAGTTCTTTTGATACTCTTGATATGACTGATTCATTTTCTGAAAATAGAGAACTTGAAACGGCAGCGGATGACATTCTTGACTTCACAGAAAAAAACCCCTTTGGCGAATTTGGTAATTTTACAGGTAGCTTCTAATGTTAGGAAATTATTTTTATCACAAAATTATTAGGAAGACAGTAACTACATTTGGTACTCTTTTTAATAATATTCAATTAAAAACTTTTGATGCTAATGACAAGCTTGTCGTAGAGCAGAAGGTTCCCTTGGCATATGGTCCAGTCCAAAAGTTTTTAGCAAGACTAACACAGTCGCCAGATCTAGACAAGAAGGTAACTATTACAGTACCTAGAATGTCATTTGAAATGACTGGAATTAATTATGATGCTGGAAGAAAAGTTCCGCCTATTCAAAAAAATAGGAAGGTTGGTGATGGACAAACAACCACAACCAATGTGCAGTATCTTCCTGTTCCATACAATATCGGATTTGAATTAAATGTAATTTCAAAATCTCAAGATGATGCTCTTCAAATTCTTGAGCAAATTCTTCCTTTCTTTCAACCTAATTTTACAATGACGGTAAATCTTATTCCCGAAATGGATGAGAAAAGAGACCTTCCCATCATCTTAGAAAATATTGATTTTACTGATGATTATGAAGGTGATTATTCCACAAGAAGATATATTTATTATACCCTAAGATTTACAGTCAAGACATACATGTATGGTCCTGTTGCTGCCAATGATATCATTAGAAAGGCTATTGCTACTACTCTTGTTGGTGATCTTAATACCAACCAAAGAGCACTTGAGTATAATGTTACACCTAAAGCATTAGAAGATAAGAACACTGATGGTGTTATTAATGCTGCTGACGACGCTCTGTTACAACCAGATGATGATTTTGGATTTAATGAAGGAGTGATATATCATGGACAATAAATTTCAGCAGAACATGGAGGATGTTTTTGACATCACTCCTATGGATGAAGAGGAGCAACCCAAACCCAAAAAGGTTGATGTTACTAGTGCTGATGTAGAGACAGATTACAAGTATGCCCGTGGTGAGTTATATGAACTCATTCAGAAGGGTCAGGTTGCCATTGAGGAGTTGCTTGACGTTGCTAGGAGCAGTAATCACCCAAGAGCATACGAAGTCGCCTTCCAGGGCATTAAGAACGTTGCTGACATCACTGATAAATTATCTGATCTTCAGAAAAAGATGAAAGATCTAGGTCAAGAAGAAAAGAAAGGACCAACAACAGTTAACAATACTATGTTTGTAGGATCCACTGCTGATCTTGCAAAGATGTTGAAGCAAGCAAAAAATAAATTAGAAGATAAATAATTAAAAATTATAGAACAATGATTATCAAACCCGTATCAGTTGCTGTTGATCTTGACTCTGCAGCAAGCAATGTATCTTCAGCAACATTAGTCTCAGTCGTAAATACTAATAGTGCTGCTTGCTTGATTGTTAATAGCAATGGAAATAATTTTTACATCGGCGCTGGTGAGCGTGTTGAGGTAAAGAAACTTCCTGCAGAAACTCTTGAAGCAACTACAGGTTCTTCTGCTTCTGTGTGGGCATCATCTGTTGCCCATCTTAATTGAATAAATACCCTAGTAAACCCTCCCTGCTGGCATGAAGACATTTAAAGAATTTAGAGAACTAAGCGAAGCGAAGAATGGACTCTATGCCAACATCCATGCTAAGAAGAAGCGTGGAGAAGCACCTGCTAAACCTGGATCCTCCGATTATCCAGACAAGGATGCTTTCAAAAAGTCGGAGAGGACTGCTAAAGAAGAATTTGAACTCACCCAAGAAGGAGCAGCCTGGACAAAAAAGTCAGGCAAAAGTAAGTCAGGAGGACTTAACGCAAAAGGACGCAGATCTTATGAAAAGGAAAATCCAGGATCTGACCTTAAAGCACCAAGCAAAAAGGTTGGAAATCCCCGGAGGGCATCCTTCTGCGCTAGAATGAAAGGAATGAAAAAGAAATTAACTTCCAAGAAAACTTCTAGAGATCCTGATTCAAGAATTAATAAATCACTGAGAGCTTGGAACTGTTGATAAATGGCTGATAAAGTTTATAAAGGTTCGCCTAATCTAAAGGCGGCGAATGTGGAAATGAGTTTCACTCCTGATCAAGTTCAGGAGTGGTTAAAATGTGCTGACGATCCCGTCTACTTTACTATAAATTATATCAAAATTGTGTCACTGGATGAGGGTCTGGTGCCATTTAAGATGTGGGACTTTCAAGAAGAAATGATTGAAAGGTTCCACAGTAATCGTTTTAACATTGCCAAACTACCACGTCAGACTGGTAAGAGTACCACTGTGGTTTCTTACCTGCTGCATTATTGTATCTTTAATGATAATGTCAACATCGGTATTCTAGCAAACAAACTAAGCACATCCAGAGAACTTCTCGGCAGGTTGCAACTTGCTTATGAAAACCTTCCTAAGTGGATGCAGCAAGGTATTGTGTCGTGGAATAAAGGATCTCTAGAACTTGAGAATGGTTCTAAGATCATGGCAGCATCTACTTCTAGTTCTGCTGTCCGAGGTATGTCATTCAACATCATCTTCTTGGACGAATTTGCATTCGTTCCAACTCACATTGCCGAGCAGTTTTTCTCCTCAGTATACCCTACGATCTCCTCAGGTAAGTCTACTAAGGTTATTATCATATCTACCCCTAACGGGATGAACATGTTCTACAAGCTCTGGCATGATGCTGAGAGAGGTAAGAACGAATACATCACTACAGAAGTACATTGGAGTCAAGTTCCGGGTAGAGATGCAAATTGGAAAGCACAAACTATTGCAAACACTTCTCAACGACAGTTCACTCAAGAATTTGAGTGTGAGTTTCTGGGATCTGTAGATACATTAATTGCTGCAAGTAAATTGCGAACACTGGTGTATGATGATCCTATTACTAGTAATAATAAAGGTTTAGTAGTATATGAAAACCCGCAAAAGGACCACGATTACATTATTACTGTTGACGTTGCCCGTGGTGTGGGTAGCGATTATAGTGCATTTTTGGTTTTTGACATTACAAAGTTCCCTTACAGGTTGGTAGCACGATATAGGAACAATGAAATTAAAGCTATCATGTTCCCTACAATTATTGTTGATATTGCCAAAGGATATAATAAAGCATACATTCTAACTGAAGTTAATGATATTGGAGATCAGGTAGCGTCTATGATGCATTATGATCTTGAGTACGATCATATTCTTATGTGTGCCATGAGAGGACGTGCTGGTCAGATTGTTGGCACAGGATTTTCTGGAAAGAAAACACAACTCGGTGTCAAGATGTCTAAGACTGTGAAAAAGATTGGATGTCTAAACTTAAAAACTTTTATTGAAGATGATAAACTTGTAATTCCAGACTACGAGACTATTGCAGAACTAACAACATTTATTTCCAAACGAGAATCGTTTGAAGCAGAAGAAGGATGTCATGATGACCTTGCAATGTGTCTAGTAATCTTTGCTTGGTTAGCGGTACAAGATTACTTTAAAGAAATGACAGACAATGATGTCCGTCAAAGAATCTATGATGAGCAGAAGAATCAGATTGAGCAAGACATGGCACCATTTGGTTTTGTTTCTGATGGTCTAGAAGATCAAGAAAGTTTTGTGGATAAAGAAGGAGATCGTTGGTTCTTAGATGAGTATGGTGATGTATCTTCTGAGTTTACTTACATGGGTTCTCATTTATAATGAAATGTATTAATTGTAATTGCAGATCTTTTGATGAGATGATTGTTGGACATTATCTTAACAAGATGCAGGCATTTTCAGATCCTAGTAGGTGGCCACAAGTTAATATTTTATATTCTAGATTAGAGAATAATTTACTAGAATTAAAACAATGGTATGATTATAAAACTGAAGATGAACCATATCGTCATTATCATATTACATATGAATATATTAATGATACTACTGTAATCACCCATCCAATTAATCAAGAAACGGGAGACCCTAGTTGTATTTTGGAGTGGAAATATGATGATAATTGGTGGACAGGTTCAGTCAAAGGTGAATGCACTATAAACAACGCAAGAGTTGAATCTTTTATTCAATTCAATGGATCTTTATATCGTTCTTTGGATACGGGATATGATATAGATACAGGAGATTTTGTTTGGGGAACAGAACCCGGCAAAGGATTATTTGAATTTGAACGTTTGGAATAATGGATTTTGAAGAAGAGTTTGAATTAGAACATCTACTTTTCACTCAAAGGAAATGTAGATCTTGTGGGGCAATAAAAGATCTCGTGACGGATTTTTATAGGACTAGGAAAGGTAGAGCGACACCATCTGCATATGCATATGAATGTAAAATATGTACTGTCACGAGGATTACTAACTTAAGAAAAAAAGACGCTAATAGATGGGAATACCCTGATTGGTGATGTGTTCATGTAATGTTTCCCCACTTAAAACATAGGTTTTAATAAATAATCACAGAACAAAATATGTACTTTAGGGGCAAACATGGCATCTCAATCATCGCCAGGTATTATTGTTCAGGAACGCGATTTTACTAACTCACGTCTCCAGGAAACAATTACCAATGTCGGCGCTATTGCTGGTCCTTTCACGAAAGGAGAAGTAGGCGTTGCAAAATTAATCACTAACGAAAAAGAACTAGTTGAACAATTCGGAAAACCAACCGCAGACAACTACGAATTTTGGTTTACTGCTTCCGAGTTTCTTAACTACGGTGGCAATCTTCAAGTAGCAAGAATTTCTAGTTCTTCTGCTTCTCATTTAACTAACTCTAATGATGCTTCTGTTACAACATTAAAAATTAATAACATTGGTGACTTTGAAGCAAACATTGAAGGCACTTCACAGTCTTATAAGTTTGCTGCTAAGACACCGGGTACATGGGGCAATTCACTAAAAGTTATCACAATTGATTCTGGCGCTGATCAAATTCTGACACTCGCGACCGGTGTAGCATTTACAGCTGGTGACGCTGTTACTGACGGAACTGCTACTGGAGTTGCATACGAAACAAACAGTGGAGACACAACGAAAGTTGCTGTTGTTCTTGACGCTGGTTCTGCTAAGTTCGTTAAGAATGGAACAGTAAGCACAGAAAACGTTGATGCAGTAGTTGACTGGTATGATCAGCAAAGTGCTGTAACAGGTGTTAAGTGGGCTGCACTTGCTCCTCGTCCTGGTACTTCTCCTTACGCTGCGGCTCGTGGTGGTGCTAACGATGAGATGCATGTTGTAATCATTGATGAAGATGGTGGTATTACAGGAACTTCAAATACAGTTCTAGAAAAAATTCTATTTGTATCAAAAGCATTTGGTGCTAGGACTACAGAAGGAGAAGGTAACTTCTTCCAAAATGTTGTCAAAGGTCGCTCCAAGTATGTCTATTCAACTGCATATGAAACTGTTTCTACCTATGCTGCTTCTGGTCAAGTAGATGTTGACGGTACTAATGGTGCTGCTTCGGACTTTAAACTGTTTGGTCATAAATCATATAGTTTATCTTCAGCATCTGACTATCAGAATTACAATGTAGGTAATGAAACTCAAACATATCTAGATGTATTCTCAGACGTTGAGACACTAGTACTTGATTATATCCTTACTGGTCCTGCAAGTCTCGCGAAAGCAAACTCACTGATCAATCTTGCTAATACTAGAAAAGATTGTATTACATTTGTATCTCCTCAGAGATCTGATGTTCTTGGATCTGGTGCTGCTACTGCTGCTGCCCAGACAGAAAATGTCGTAGACTTCTTTGAAGCAATCAGCGACAGTTCTTCTTACGCTGTATTTGATAATAACTATAAGTACATCTACGATAGATTCAATGATGTATATCGTTGGATTCCAACTAGTGCTGACGTTGCTGGTCTTTGTGTTAACACAACAGCTATCTCAGAACCTTGGTTCTCTCCTGCTGGTTTCAATCGTGGTAACCTGAGAAACGCAGTTAAGATTGCTTACAACCCATCTAAAGCTCAGAGAGATGAACTTTACGGTAAGCGTATCAACCCTAT